CCGGGTTCATTGCCGGGGCCTCCAGGTGTACTACCTCCTGCTGCTTCAGCACTCGTTGGATTTCCACCAAATGTTCCTTGCTCTGTGCCTTGGTCCGTCACTCCAGAAACATCTGAAGTATCGCCAACTCCAGGAGCCGGTCCTGTATCTTGAGGATTAGAAAAAACCGGAATACCTTCTGGGCTTAGTCGAGGCTCACCTTCTGGCGTCATACCTCCACCCTTCTCTTGAAGCATACGGACTTCCGCTTCATTAATATAGGCGAGAAGATGAGGCTGACTTTCAAACTCTTGAATTAACGGGGCTTCAATGCTAGGGATCTGCATTGGTGCGCCCTGCTGGGGGCTACCTTCCCCTGGAGGCATAGGCGGTGGGGCAGTAGGAGGAGTTTCTCCCATCGCACCGCTCATCTGAGCATCCATGTTACTTGGTGGTGCCATCGGCGGGGCCATTCCTTGACCAGAGGGCATCTGCTGGGGCATTGGAGGCATCTGTGGGGACCCTCCTAGTTGCAGTGCAAGTGTACCTTGTTGGTAGGGTCGCATCATACCTCCTCCTCGTACTTCAGTAATTGGTTCCATTTTAAGTATTGTCATTTCTTTTTCAACATCTTCCATGCTGCTCTTCTGAGGTTTCTCTGGTCTTCCGTTCTCGTCTACATCTACGATAAGACCCTCTTCCTCCATGTTCTTTAAACCCGCTTTAGCTTGGTGCATCAACCCATGAATGGTATCCAACCCAACGTATCGAACAACGTCAGCAGGAAGCATAAACTCTCCTTCTGAAATCATTGCCGGTACATCATCAGCAACTTCACTAGGTAAAGAACCTACTGGTGGATTATTCTTAGCCATGCTAAGTCCTTTCGACTCTGGATTGAACTTCTATTCTTATTTGTTTTATTTTTCGTAGGATCTGTAACTTGCCTTGTGCCTTGTACATCTGTCCTTCTGAATCGCTTTGTTCAAATTCTCTAATCACGTCAAATATCTTTTCATCGAGATATTCGTTAAAGACCTCATTGAAGTCTGGTTGGTTGACCACCGGCAGGAGGCGCTTGGCGAGGTTGTGGTGCATTAGATACTCCTTGTTGTGGTGGGGCTCCTGAGAAGCTAGGTTCTCCAGGAGTAGGAACAGCGCCTGTACCTATAGTAGACCCACCTCCACCCTGTTGATCCATAGGATTAGCTCCAGCGGCGGATGGTTGACTTTCAGCTACTTGCTGTTGCATCTGTTGCATTAGAATTGCCTGACGCATGGCTTCTTCTGGATTATTAGTAATCTTATCTACGTCGAGATCCATCGTAGTAGCAATCTCTCGCATGATATAAGGGAATTTAGCAAATGGTGCCAAGACAGGATTACTCGCAACCTGAAGGAATGTAAGCAGACGTTGAGATCTAACTTCACTCTTCATAAAGCTCTCAGTACCCCTGGCCTTAACTTCTAGATCACCATCAGTCTCTTCGTCGTAATCAAATTGCATGTTGAATGCATACAAAGACTCACCTAGTGGCCTTAGAAGATAATCATCGAAGTTCTTTACCACAGTACGAATAGACCCTGCTGCTGCCCCCATAAGCATAGAAATACCAGAAGCAGTACGACCTGTACCTGACACGCCTGTCTGACCATAGGAGAAGGAAGGAAGTCCAGTAGATTCATCGGACAACTGCCTAGCCTTGTCGAACAACTGCATGTTCTCATTACTTACATTGGGAAACTTGGTGCCAAAGATTGCCTGTCCTGGTGCGCCGCCCTGACGCCTAAAGATCTTACCAGGATAAACAGTTAGATCCTGTCCAGGTACTAGGTTAGATTCATCTACTTCTATGAGTAGATTACCGGACAATACAGCATTATCAACAGCCATACGCATAAAGCCATTCATAAGGGTCTGCGTGTCATCCATGTTTTCAGCAAGACCAACACCAAAGAAACTATAAGGATTAATCTCATACGGACAGGAGAAGTACGGTATACGCTTAGGGGTAAAGGGATTAATAACAAGCCTTAGTACGTGTTCGTTACAAACCCAGCAGTTAATCTGTAGCTCATCTGAAGTCTTTAAACTCTTTGGAATATCCAGGTTAGCTTCTTCAGCAGTTTCTCTGTCGATAGTACCCCAAAATTCAAGTACCTCAAAACGCTCTACATCACTGCCTTGAGTATTAGACCCTTCTCCTCCTCCGTAAGCATCGTCGTCTAGGTCATCTTCCCACCATTCACGAGTGTAGCTCTCACCGTAATCAATTGCCCCTTCAATAGAGGCGGCTATAAAAAACGGTCGTTTCTTTAATTCCCGCAACTGGGGGCGAGACATGCGATGTCGTTCTACAATGTATGTAGCGTCATCCATGCTGTTAGCGTCAGGATCAGGATAATAATTCCATACGGACACATGCTCTACTTTTGGCGTAGTCTTAACCACTGGATCGTACTTGCCACCTTTAGCCCATCGAGCATATTCCTTATCGACAGCAAAGGGGCCTTTCATTATGCCTGTACCCAGCAGGACGCATTCAAAAGCAGAAAACCTAAGATGCTTAGTTGCCGCTGATTCTTCTAGCTGATCTCGAATCTTCTTTTCCATCTTCTTAGCAGCAACCATGGCAGGATGGAAAGTAATCGCAGTCTGAGTAAGTCCTGGTCCTTCTTTAAGCTTTTCTATGCCCTTTAATTCTTCTTCCAAGGGGCCAAGCATGTTTATGAGGGAGTCAGTTGTAGCACCTGGGCCAACTTGTTTGTCATCCCCGGCATAACCATAAGGGTCTTGAACGCTAGTGGCTTCCTCTGGCTCTTTAGGATCTATATGAGCAGTGTCTACCACACCTTCAGGAAGAGTTGTAGGTTCGATACCAATCGGAAACTTATTTTGACTAAATAGAACATCACAAAGCTGACCGTAAGCCGCTAGAACTTTTGTCTTAGTTACCTTAATAAATACCCTGGATTTCTCAGATTCTGTAAATTGAACATCGGGGCCATACAACCCCCTGTAATTTCGATACGCTTGCAGCCACCGGCTTTCGTCGTTATACCTAGCACTCTTAGCACGGCTATACCTACGCCTGACAAAGTCAACAACGTCGTAGTTCTCCTCGTCCTTTTTATCTGTAAGGGCAGATGTAAGTCCGTCTTCTGTTTCTTCGTATGACATTAATATCCAAACTTAGAATCTGATGGCTTGTACCTCTGTTTAGGGACGTGTTCCCAAGCACTAAGCCGGTTTAAGGGACGAGACATAATCATGTATCTAAGAGCATCGTATAAATGATCTTCAGATCTCGTATCAACATCTTCAGCATTTCTCTTGTCTAGGGGTAATGCAGGTAACTGACTTACTATATTTCTACAGCTACTAAAGAAGTATATTGATGGCTCTTCTGTTTCCTCGTCTAAGGCAAGTCTTTTATGTAATTCAATTTTACCTGCTACACGGCTACCAGGGGATCTGTCAGAGGGTCTAAACCTACAACCTTCCCTGTTCATCGCTTCTGCTATTGAAGGACCTCGATCACCCCGCCTAGCCCAACAGGAGGAATCTAGTACGGCATCGTATATTGTACCATCTCCAGCCTCTGCGTCTAGTATAGCCCCGGCTAACTTATCTGCCGTTAGCTTGTTCACGTAAAGCTCTCTATATATCCAAATATTATTGTCGTAATCAATAGCGCCCCATAAAATACCAGAATGCGAGGAGTATCCAAAATCACAAGCCCTAATCTTTGTCCAACCTGACGGAATCTCAAACGGTTCGATGACATGTACATCTTTATTAAATTCAGGGAAAGCACCGTCTTCAACTATATCCCAGTTACCATAAAGAAATTGTTGCCTTTTAGCTTCAGGTAGAGAAGCAAGCATTGCAACGTAGCTATGGTCCTGGGTTAGATAAGGGTTGTCCCAAACAGAGGCTGCAATAAATTTACGACTTATCTCTGATGTATGCTCCTTTCCACCAACGCTAAATTTAACTTCTTCTACGAACCTTTTACTAGCAGGGGCAGGGTCAATAAACATTTTCTTCACCCAGCTAGAACCAATGTTTCCTGGGTTTCCTGTAGCCCTCATGTGCAACGGTATCTCTGTGTCAGTGGTACGGAGAGAGGACCTTAGAAAATGCCAGATGTCCGCACTGCCGTACTGGGGTAACTCGTCAACTCCAATCCAGGTATAAGACTGTCCCTGGTATCTTAACGCATCTTGAATATTCTCACAGTAACCAAATTCTATACGAGCGCCTGTTTCAAAATGCCACACGTTTTCCTGAGACTTAAACTTACCCTTAATAGCCAGTCGGCTGTAAATCTGCTGAGTATGAAAGATTACATCTCGTAACTCAGGCATTGATCGTCTTAGCAGCAAAGCCCTATGAGCAGGTTTGTGTATATTCCTTAATGGTGCAATTAGTAATGAGAAAGTTTTACCACCACCCCTAGCACCACCATAAAATACTTCTCGTTCGTTAGCTTCTAGAAACTCCGTTTGTGGACCAGGGTTAGGTCTAAACGCAATCTCGTATCCCTGTTCTATATCCTCAATAGGTGTATCGTAATTTACAGACTCTACACTAGCAGGTTTACTTGAAGCTCGTTCCAATCTACGCTTGGCTTGTTGAGCTTTAATTCGTGTCTGTTTTTCAGTGTTCTTGAGTCTTTTAATCTTCTTTTGTTCTTTGGAGAGTTTAATTTCCTTACTGGCTCTACGAGCAGCAAATTCCTCCTTAGTCCAGGATAATTTATGTAGTCTAGTGGCAGATAATTTCCTATTCGTCGCATTCTCTAACCAAGCTGCTACCTTCCTAACCGACTGTTGTTCTTCTCGTATAAAGTTAATAGCTTCTTCAAGTTTAGCTAATGTAGGTTCGTGAGGATAATAGAATGACCTAGACTGGTCACCATCCCCCTTGTCATACCCGTAAGGTAGATTTCCTACCGCTGGTATAGTTTCTGTTTTATTCCTCTTCAGCATCCTCATCTTTATCTTCTTTAAGGGGCGGGAGTAAGACTACGGCTGAAGCTACACCTTTATGTTCCACCTTCTCGGTACGGACTAACCCGACTCGATCCAGTATCTCCTTAGATGTCGCCAACCTCTCTCGGTTGCCTAATGCACTGGGATCGTCTAGAATCCCGGTCATAGAAAGTACAGCCTTGGGAGCATTAGCTGCTAGTACCATTTCTGCTCGTTCTATGATGTCCTCTTTTAGCCTACGCATAAGACGCGCCGGATACTCGTTCTTGGAGTACCCAGCAACGTCCATAGCAGTTCTATAGTCTCCGTTTGACTCTTTGCTGAACAGAGCGTCTAGAAAGGCATTTTCTTTTTCAGTTAACGAAACTTTCATTGATTTGTTTTTCCAACAGGCGTGATGAGAG